AGGTGGACTTATGATGGGGAGAATATAAATGGGTGGATTTCCAATGGAGATATTCACGCTCTTGACTTCAACCATATTAGGTGGAGTGATGAGTATATGGGGCCAGAACATAAAGGCCAAACAAGAAGACAATAAGATGTATATAACTGCTCTGACAGCAGAGGAAAAGCTTAATACTTCTGTAAGGGAGTATGGATCAAAGGATATGCATTTCGCATGGACTAGAAGAATCATAGCACTGTCTGCTGTATTCTCTATTATCGTGCTACCAAAGGTAGTTCCTTTGATCTATCCTGATACTCCTTGGCTGGTAACTGTAGGTTACTCTGAGCTACAAGGAGGTTTTGCTAACTGGTTATTCGGACCTGATAAAGCTATGATGTGGAAATCATTTAATGGTTTCGTAATAACGCCACTTGATACAAACTTAGTCGCTGCAATCACTGGCTTGTATTTCGGTGCAGGTTTCACCAAAAGATAAAGGGGGAAATTAATCCCCCTCTACTTTACTTTTTACTAGCGTCTTTAACGGACTTATCTAACATCCGTATACCATCTGCTATTTCTTTATCTTCATCAGTGCCTAGATAACCTAGTCTGTCTAGTACTGACTGAGGTAACAGACCAAAGAAAGCGCAACCCTTTGCATCTTCCATTGTTCCATATGCATAAACCTCACCTGTCTTCTGGTCTATCCAATGACCATCTTCTGTATAGCTGCACTTACCACTAAGTACACCTAGAAATTTATTGGTATCAGCAACGGCAACTCCACCGATTGCAAGTACTACTATGATACCACTAGCTATTAGTAAGTTCTTAATCATTTGTCACTCCAATCTTCGACAATGTAATCAAACAAAATAAATACTTCTTTATTACCTGACTCAGTAATCTTTACGTGATCACCTGGACTAGAATACTTTCTAGCATACTTCTTGGCATCACGCAATAGGCTAAATGTATTTGCTGTTTTACCTCCATCTTCTTTGGTTACTACTGTTTTAAAGTTCATTTTTTGTCCAATCTTTAAAAATTGACCTCGTAGGATGCGCGAGAAAGGGGTCTAACGATAGTCTCTGGTAGGTATAGTCCAGATTTTACCTAATCGCGCTGTATGAGCGTTTAAAGTGGCTTACGCATGATTTCGGGATTTTGAACCCCAAATATACGCAATAAATACTCATATGCTGTATTAACATTAAAGAATTTACGAAATCCATCGTATGCAGGGTCGCTATTTACTTTATTATTAGTTTCACCATCTACTTTCTCTCCGATAGTTCCCGAATCTACTACGCACATCTTATGCTCTAGGCTTGGATATAGAACAAGAGCAGTCCAAGTGCCTGTAGTTTCGTTCATATAGATAGTAGTAACATGTCCTCTCAATGAGAGTCCTCTGAACGAGAGAAGTTCGCCATGAGTTTTCTCCAGAAAAGCGACAGCCTCTTCCATACTCCTACAGTTTGTTCCTGGATTTGTTTGTGCTTTCGATTGGGAAACATTAAACGCAAATAAACATAAAGCAATAATACCTCCCATTAAATTAGCTTTCATCGTTATCTCCTATACGATTGAGTTGTTCATAATAAGCAAGGTTGTAGCCTCTAAGCCACTCCCTGTATCTGTCAGAAGTAACAGGGAAGGGATTATTCTTATTACGTTTAAACCCTACCCTGCCTTGATGGACGATATCCCTCATTGGGTAAGGGAATCGCCTCTTTCTTCTATACGCCACATACCCCTCCTGAGTTAGTGATCTCACAGATGTCATGCGTTTCAACGTGTTCATCAAATTCTGTTCCTAACTTATCTATAGCTTCACTATATGGAACAACAGTGAGAGGTTGGCCTCCTCTTGCAGCATCAGGATAGCACGTAAATCCTCTTAGTCGATGAGCGTAAGATGCCAGTGTGTTAGCAAAGTCCTTTACAGTATCTTCGTTATTAAGCTTAGAACCCCATGAGGGTAGATTAATTGTAGAACTGATACTCATGTCTACGTAGTCTTGTACGTCTGCCTGAAACTTAATCCTTCTTTCATAGTCCTCTGCGAGATCTAATGCAGATTCTATATCGTCAGGATTTGTTCCATACATATTTATTAATTCTTGTGCAGCTGAATCTACAACATACTGATACTTCCAGCGAGTACCACCAGTTAGATATCTGCGTTTGTAAGCCACTGCAAATATTGGTTCTATCCCACTGGAGCTACCAGCCAAAATAGAAATAGAACCAGTAGGTGCGATAGCACGATTTGCAACTGGCGACGAGATGGATAATTCATCAGAAAATTTCTTACTGACGTTATCACTGATTCCTTTATATACTGATAACCACCTATGTAGTTCTGGTGTGACCTCATATTTTTCCCCTCTCATTACTAGCCATTCATGCATTCCCATGATGCCTAAACCTAGTCTTCTATTCTTCTCTCTAATTCTGTATACTCTTTCATATGGCAATTCAGCACGTAGAGTACCACAGATTAGAAACTTAGTACCTAACTCAACAACTCTAGCAAGTTCTTCTAATGACTCTATGCGTCCAAAGTTTAAGCTGCCTAAGTTACATACATCACTGTCATCAGCAGACGTAACCTCAGTACACGCATTACGTAGAGTTTCATCTTCCTTATCCATAAAGTTAAAACTAAATCCTGGTTCAGCAGATCTTAATGCTTGTCTAACATTAGACATAAAGACTTCACCAACATCACCAGTTTTCCAATAGTTCAATAACCAATCATTATCATAATTAACACTTATGTTAGTCATATCTAATGGTGCGCGGAAGTTGAAATCCTGTTCTTTAATCTGCTTGAGTGTAAAACCTGTACTCCCTACAGGCATTGTATCCCAATCTTTAGCTGTAAGAAAGCTAGGTATATCCTTGTGCTTCCAGTTCAAAGATGCATAGATAGCTGATCTACGAGAACCACCTTGCATTACGTGTGATCCTATAGAGTTTACCATTTGCATTTTAGGTATAGGACCAGAAGACTTACCTCCAGATCCACCTAAAACTACATCACTCTCTCTGTATACAGAATAGTCTACACCTATCCCACCGCCTGTCATTAAACAGGATTCTGACTTCCAACTAAGATTAGCCCAATCTTCTCTCGTATCTTCTTCTGCTTTTAATAGAAAACAGTTATTATAAAACCTTTTTCTTCTACCTGCATAGTATAGATATCTACCGCCAGGTATAAACTTTAGTTCAGCTATGTACCTTTGCAGTTCTGTACGTTCTTCTTTATTCATTAGTGGTTCTTCTTCAGGGCGTAGATCCCCACATACATCTTCTACAAGAACCTTAGATAACTTTTCCCACGTATCACAACCTTCATGCTGATACTTGTTCTTAAAAATATCTTCTGAAAACTTTGAGCGAAACATTGGATTTGCGTTGGATTTAAATGTTGTCATCTATTATAACCTTTATTTTAGTAATATCTATACCGTCTAAACAATCTTTTATTGAATTAGAGATTAAGTCTTTCAATTCAGACTCTAATCCTGTTACCCCATCAGCAGGTAGCCATGAAGCATCCTTATCTACATCAGCAGTTATTCTAACAAACACTATCACTGGAAGTATCTCCGTATTTTTCATACTCCTCAAGAGTAACTTCTTTTATTAACCTTTCTAGATACCATTGAGCTTTCTTCAGATCCTTTATTGGTTCTCCTTTATAGTCAAACCTCCAAAGGTATTTCATTACATTACCTTGTAGATAAAACTTAAAGTTTGGACCTGTAGCTGCCTCTATTGCATCTATACACTCTACATTACTTTGATTGTAATGAGGTGGGTGGTTTACCATATCAACTGTCATTAGTGTATCCTTTTTGAACTGAAGTTAGCATATACTACGTTACCATCAATCTTCTTTATCTTCTCAAGAGGTTTTAAAGTAATAGGTGCATCTGATACTGTCTCTTTTATAGCAATATCTATAGTAGACTGTAGCATCATTGTAATACTATCACCTATCTCTAATAACATATCATGCTGATCAGTATCAATAACATTGTCAGATGCAAAGTCACCTACATAGATACTTACAGTTTTAGTCTCTTGATCGTAGTGACAAAAAATACCAAACGTATTGTCTGGTACAGTAATTTGATGTATTAGTTTTTGTTTTTGGTCATCGAACATATTAAAATCTCCATTAGATCTTCTGCATAAAGTAATGCCATAGGACGCTTCCTATCACCCTTTAATATGGCAACTGGTTTTGTTCCTTTTATTAGATTCTTCTCTGCTTGTTCTAGCGCAGAATAAATAGAGAAGGATGAACGTGACTTGCATTCTACTGTCCAAGGAAATAGCTTCCTTGCAAGTGGGCTAAGTCCTATATCAGGACCGTTAACTCCACCTGGAGTAGAAGTAACATCATCCTTCTCTATACCTTTCAGATTAGAGTGCAGGTAATCTCGTACCCACTGTTGCAATCTTCTGCCTTTAGCTTTGGCAGAGGAGACTTTAATCTTTGAGGACCGTGTAGTAGTTGTACGCCGTTGCCGACTTGGACCTTGGATTTTTCGCATAGACTAAATCAGGCCAACAAGAGTATCTAAAGTTACAGTATGAACAAGTCTTACCTAACTTACGATTACCTGTTAGTTTCTTATAAAAGGTTTCAGGTTCATCCTCAAAGCAGCGTTCAAAGTTACTTTCATCAGCCTTGAGGTACTTAGCTATTGTGTCGTTTATCTTAGTTGTATACGCTTCCTCATCATCTGGATCAGCCTTAACAACCTTCATTTCACCTGACTCTTTGTTGATAGCTATCCAACCACCAGCCTTTATATCAGGTGTCTCATTTCTTTCTGCTTTAGTATATCCATACAACTGTTCTAAATAACCAAAGTCATCATTGTTCTTTAGTGCATCATAGGATTCAAACTTCTTCTCAAATGCAAATCTTGATGCACTCTTAATATCCCACAGAGAATGTGAGTTACCCTCACGTATGATAAGATCGAGTTCACCTCGTATATCACCTGCCTCTGTTTGAAGCACTATTCGTTTATTGAGATCAACTATCTCAACTCCTGCAGCCAGTAGTAAAGCGACTGCAATAACCTCTGTCATATCTCCATATAACATTTTAATTTTAAAAGAGTCAGTCTCTGCTACCTTATCCCATCCTAACTTCTCAGCATGGAGTTGGCAGAAAGGCTTACCCACTTGAGACATAGAGGGAAGACCTGCTCCCCTCTTTCTCGTAAAGTTAAACTTACCTAGTTTGTTGTTGAACATCTGACTAGCCCGAAAGATTATGTCATCGGGTATCTTAGGTTCACCAGCTAGAAAAGTTTCTAACTTAGTTGTAAGATCCATAATTAAACTTCAATGATATCATTAAAATCATCATCAATTTTTGTTTCTGAATTTTCTCTCATTCTATCAGAAACTTGATCGTTCTCTCTCTTAACTAAGTCTACAAAGTCTGTAATCAATCCCCTAGTCTCATCAGTTAGAGGATGCATCTTAGTCAGTATTGGCTGATACTTTAATACAAACCACTTATTAGAACCTCGCTTCTCTAGCTTAAACGAGATCTTCATCTCATGGTTGTAAGGCTTACTCTGCTGGTGCATCATAGCCTTGATAACCTTACTTACTTCCATGAAGTTAGAAGGTCCAAGCTTCATACGAAAAGGCACTTCATTAATCTCTACCTTATCGCTAGATCCTGGAATCATAGGCTTCTCCATACGCATCAGCCCAAAGATATGTCTATACAATTTTACCTTTGTAGCATTAGCATAGGCTATAGGATCTACACCTCTTAGCTTCTCCTTCTCCTTACTAGGAATCCAACCACACTTATCACCACCATGCCAATCTAAAGCAGTGCTGCCAAAGTTTTGGAAGTGCTGAGACATATTACTGAACTTCTCTGCATCAGCATCAAACACTGCTGTTTGCATGGTGTCTAGAAATACTCTGATATAAACGTCAGCAGAGTATACATCACCGTGTTCAGGATGTTCTAAAGCAATAGATGGAACTGGTATATTACTTACTAACTCACCACCTACCTCTACAGAACTATCTCTGTTTATCCTAGCTTTAGCTAGAGTTGGCCCTGTATCTATAACGGAATACAAAGCATCTAAGTTATCGGACATTGTATCTATTGTTGCTATCTCATTCATGTATTTTACCTTTCAAAAAAGAAACCTTTATATCATAAAACTGCTTATTTGTCAAGTTGTTTTTTCTCCAATTCATAATAAAAATCTGCTATTTTATATAGTTCTTTTGATGTAGCTGTATTTTTTACTGTATTAGCTTTTACAGAAACTATGACTACGTTATCTTTAGTGTAACTTTTGTTATTATTAATTCTATCAAACGATAAATTCCAAGGGCTGTTTACATTAAAAACAAATGGAACTTTATAAATAGGACATTTTAAGTCTTTAGGTATTAAATCTAAAATGTCTTCTGGTGTTAATTCAACAGTTATATTAGTTAAATTTTTCCTTCTTTTTGTATCTCTTACAAGTTTTCTTTTTTTTAATCTTGCCCATTGTAAGGTAATATCTTCAATTGAATTTACTGTGTTTATTATCTTTACTCTTTCGTACTTTGCTTTGTTTATTTTTACTTTAACCTCTGGTCTTTGTCTGTATTCTTTTTTTCTTTGTTTAACCTCTGGTTTTTGATTATATTCTTTTAGTCTCTGTTTAGCCTCTGGTGTTTGGTTATAGCGTTTTCTATATTGTTTTATTCGTTCTCTAACTTCTGGTCTTTGTCTGTATTTTCGCATCCTCTCACTGTGTTTTAATTTATTTTTAGGGATTTTAAGGTATGCTTTATAATACTCTCTTGCATACTTTTTTA